GTTTCCTGTCTGTTGAATCAGTGTTACAGGCATACAACCAGATTTCATCTTTGTTAGATGTACCCGATACGGCGGTATGAATAGTTGTACCAGCAGTAGCCGTAGCCGCCACCTTAATATTCTTACCAGTTGTGCCGCCTGACAGTAACTCTTTTGAATATGTCGCCATATTACCTTTCCTTTATTTAACTGAAAATTTGATTATTCAGAAGTAGTTGATCGTTGTTAGTGGTTACAGAAATAGCAGGAGTAGCGCCCCCTGTAGAAACAATAGGAGCCGTGCCTGTAACAGCAGTAACTGTTCCAGCAGCAGCAGCAGCCCATTTTAAACCAGTTGCTTCAGAAGAATCCGCAACTAAAACATAAGTGTTAGTTCCAACTGCTAAACGTGCAACAGCGTCAGAACCAGTAGCAACAATAATGTCACCCTTAGCGTCAACAATATCTTTCTGTAAAACTCCGGGAGTTGTATTAACAAAAGTTTCTATATCCCCAAAATTCGTGTTCATTTCGCTGGCAACTATTGTTGTTCCAGCGCTGAAATCGTTTGTAACTGCTAATGTCGCCATTTAACGCAATCTCCTCGGCGTATATGTGAAAGCCAAAGCGTTCACTTCCCAGTGGTTATCTGTGGAAGGACCGTTTACCTTCATACTAATACTCTGTGCTGTCCCAAGTGTGGGCAAATTAACAACATCTGCTGTTAAATTACGTGCAATAGCATCCCATTTCGCTACATATGCTGAATCAGGATCAGAGTCATCCCATTTAGCAGTACCCCACAAAGAATCAGAAGTTTTACCACTAATAGACAAATCGAAACTGTTTGTTTGCGAAGATTTGTCGTAATCTTTATAAATTTGTATAGGTAAAGTAAGCGTTGTTTCTGCTGATAACACTACTCTTGGGCGACCCCAACGTTTTTTAACAATAGGATCACGCCCAACGATCCACCTAGTAGTGAAATAAGAAGTAATATGCGTAGTTGTAGTAGACGCATAACGGTCAGTTGTACGATTTTGTGCATCTTCCACGTCAACAACAACACCAGTATTTGCTACGCATCCTGCGTAAACTGTAGGCGAAGAATTGGGTGGACGATACGCATACAGCGGACCTGCATCAATATCGCTCATAGTCCAAGAACCACCTTCGCCCATAGTCGGGTCGTACATGAAAGTTCTTCGAGTAGTAGCGGCATCTTGAGTCCAGTCAACTGAAACATACAATTTGTTGTTACCCCACGCTAACTGCGGGGGGTTAGTAGTCAAGTTGTCTATACGTCCGTCTTCAATAGCAGGTTGTAATTTAGAAAATAACCATATGAATTGTTGCCCATCGTAAACGTAAACTCCTTGATCTGCGTGCCAAAAGAAAGTTCCGAATGTTGAAGAAACAGGAGAAGATTCTGGTATTGAACCAACGTTGTTAGTTGCTGTTGTTACTTGAAAAGAATCAGAATCAAAACCGTAAACAGCGTAAACACTATTAGATTTAAAAACTAAGAGTCTGTCTCCTGCTGGCACAAGCCCTGTAATATAGTCACCATGCTCCCCTTTATCAATATCCACATAATCAGACGCAGACCACTTTTCGGGATTATTCGCATTGGACCATCTGAGTCTGTACTTGTAGCCGGCACCACTCTCATACGTATACCCCGCCCAAGCAAAATTATTCCAAAACGCTACATATTGCGCTTGAGGAAAATTGCCGGCAGAACCATCAAGAGTGGTTCCTAAATCTGCACCTGAAGAACCATCCCATTTAAAAGACGGTTTATCGTAAGAAACACCGTAAGCAATGTTGTTCATAGTCATACCGTAAACACGCGAACCGCTAGTTCGCGCTGTTATTCCACTAACAGTAGTAAAGTTTGTAGACGCAGAATGAGCAACAGTAGTTCCATAATTAACTAACAGTTGGCTAGTTCCACCATCTGTGTACAAAGCCCACATGCCTTTAACGTCAGCGCTTAACGCTGTCGTGTTGCGTCTATCTATCCCATCACGTTGACGTATTCCACCACGAGGGTCAACAGTAACGTTTAACATGTCAGGTGATTCGTTTTCAGCGAGATTAAACTGATCGGAACGAAAGTTAAGACCACCAGTAAAGGCTTCTAAAACTTCAAGTTTAAATTGGCGTGCCATCAACCTTTACCAAATAACCCCACCGGAACTGCTGTAACGCAGTCCGCGTCCAAAAGAATAACGTGTAGCCATACGGCTATTAGCAACCATTGGTTGAGGTGCAGGCGTGTCAGCGTATCTGCGTCCGATATTATCAAGATCAGTTTGGAATTGTAATAAATATTGTTGAGCCATCACAGGATCTTCCTGCTGTAAATAGGCTTTAGCGATAGCGTAAGTAACAAGAATAGGATGAAAAGGTGTAGGTAAATCAGGTGAAGAACCTGATGCTGAACCAACACCAAAGTCTGTTGGGTAACGTGTTACACGAGCGTGTATAACAGCGGCACCGTCAGGAGTTGGGTACATACACACTGTGTCGTTCCAGAAACTCCACTCCCAAGGTTGACCACTTGTAGTCACATTAAGAGGATAAATAAAATCTGCGTTGTCGTTACCAATAAACTCAAGAACATGATCGTCATTACGTAACGACATTATTTCACGAATACCTTGCGTAATAGCGTCAGGTGCTGCCGCAATCGTTGCAAGAGTGTATTTGTTAGTCCCCCCAACAGTGTTAAAAGTTGTAGTTGTTTCGTAAAACCCCCACCTTTTTTCACTGTAAACAATCGTGTCAAAACCTTGACCGATCATATTGTCAAGAACAGTGTCAGATATGTCAGTTGTATCAATGTCAACAACTGAACGAACCTGATCGCGCATTTGTTGCAAAGTCATTGAAGTCATTAAACAGCCGCTTTCTGTCTAGTGTGTCCAATACAAAGCGATGTACCCGTGACGGGGTGCGCTTTACACGCAGTCCCGCCACGAGTCGTCGCAGAGCAAGATCCGTCTAGAAAGTCGGGAGGTGCCTCAGCGAAAGACGATGCTGGTCTAGACCCAGCCACCTGACCGGCGGCATAAGTACTAGGCGCAGAACCGCCGCGCGAAGCGGCAAGTTCAGCATTTCGACCATGTGCGAGGGCGAACTCTCTACCCATTTCTTACTCCTTTGCTTGCAATTGATACAAGAACTAAACCCTTACTTAAGCAGGGGTTATACCGTAGATGTATCCTTGACGAGCGCGGTTGCTGATCGTCAAGTTTCCGTAGCACAATATTTGTGCATAACGTGCATCTTGGTTCGTTGGTCGCACGAACGGAGTCGGCTGGAACCAAGTGTCTGTGTGAGCAACAAGACGTAGATACTTAGTGTTAAGCATGTACATTTTGCCTTCACCGGCTAGTGTGCCGTCATAAGTTACAGGAGCGCCCTTGAACAGAAGATTCTGGAAACCAGCATCTGCTGTCTTAGCGTCTGTGTAACGTAGTTGTGGTTGAAGCAATGCTTCATATGCCTCATACTGTGACTGTCCAGTCATGATGATCGTAGGCTGATCGTTGCCAACCGATACGTCATTGTAAGTATTTGACATTTGAGCAAGTGTTATAGCACCAGACATGTTATGAACTTTTGATCTCCACCAAGAGTTATCTGAATCTGTTGCATCAATTCCACCGAAAGAGGAACCACCTGCGTCATTACCAAGACCTACGCAGGCTGAAAGCCCAAGCATGTCTTTACCACTGTTACCTGTACCATTGCCGAAAAGCATGGTGTTAAGGTTTTCAATAATGGTTTCTTCCGTCTGCATGATCTTTCCTTCGAGAAGGTCGATTACTTGCTCTGGTCCATTATTTTTTGCTTCTTCAATACCAGTTATTGTTACAGTTGCAGCATACTGTTTCCAGTCGAACTCAGCGGCTGTGATGCCTGTCTGAGCAGTCGTGGCTATAGTATCTGATCCTGAGTAAGAACCGGCAGTTGAGTTTGATCCATAAATTATTGGAACAACGATCTTTGCTCCACCACTTACGCGCCGAATGGTTTGTCCATTGGTAAGCGCATAAAACAGTGGGCGAGCAGTAAACACGTTATCCGCAAGTTTAGGAACATAATTATTCAGCGTTGTGCTGAGTATCTCATCAAAGTTGGTGTTACCCGCTACCATTTGATTTTTCTCCTATTTGTCTAGTTTGATAATTGTTCGTTCGCCAGCGCAAAAGCATCCCGAATTGAATTAATCGCCTTGTTAGTATTCGTTTCCTGAGTGGTTGAAGGACTCCCAACCGTAGATTCAACTACATTTGCAGCACGTTTCTCCTCAATAATGTCAGCAGTTTTTGCTTTGTTTTGAAGATCCCCATACGTCATGTGAGCGTATGCGGCTTCAAGGTTGCCGATATTATGTTTCAAAGCGTGACTGTAAAGTGCCTTCTCGTCAATCTCAGTATTGAATTTAGTAGACAATTCGTTCACTTCTTTTTGCATATTTTGCTGTCTGTTAGCGCGATTCTGTTCTTCAATGGATTGTTCAATTCGTCGCAAACGTACTTCTTCTGGGTCCAAATCTTCTACCAGTTCATTCTGGTCAGTGTTTTGATTGCCCATGCTAACTCCAAAGGCATCGGCTAAAGCCGAAACTGCACCTCTTGGGTCAGACTCTAATGCTTGGACGATTGCCTCTCCTTGAGCCAACCTTTCGCGTTCGGCTGCCAAATCCTGCGTTTTACGTGTGTAATCCGACTGTCTTTGGTATCCGTTTCGCATTTCATCCAATGAAACTTGATGATCTACCCCGTCAATAGTGACAGTATGCAAGTCTCCTGCTGGAATCTCTGCTTGTGAAACGTCTGGAGTGCTTTCTGCTAGTTCCTGTGTTTCGTTTTCCATGTGGAATCCCTTCGGTTGTTCCTATTATGAGACATATTTTGTCCCGTAAATTACATATTAGGTAACTCAAGTCCCATCTGGTTCTGGAGTTGTGCTAATAATTCAGGTGGTACTCCACCTGTTGCCTCAAATACCTGATTTGGAATTGGAGCAGGACCCATCCCGCCTGTAACGGCTGGTGGTTGCATACCCGCTATTTCCTCACCGGCTGCGGCTTCTCCTTCAGCGACCATAGGTTGCTGTTGGATAATAAACTTTTCAGCGTCTTCGATACCAAACCCGTATTGCAGAACGTGTTTCACAAGTTCTGCTGGGTCAACTACAACGCCTACAAGTGGTGCCATAGCATTCATTAAAGAAATTGCTTGTTGTCTACGAGCAGTCTCATTTAATGGTTGCGTTGAACCACCTTGAACAGAGAAATCGTATTCACCAATAATGTCATCACGAGTGTACGCAATGAAATATTCTTGATCGTCTTTTCCTGTTACACGAATCATTTGTGCTTCAGTCATGTACTGTTGCATTAGTTGCATAACCATGCGAGCAACTTTAGAAATAATGATTTCAATAGTCGCTAATTTGTCAGCAGCACGAGCGTTACCAGCGTCAGCAATAATGCTGGCTTCAGTAGCAGTACGCCTAGTTTCAGGCATTTGACCACGCTGATATTCTGAAACACCACTCACTGTATTAATGTCAGCCTCAATGAGATGAGAATGATTGTACATTTCTGGAGCCAAAGGCGTTTGAGCAAGAGGAACGACTACATCTCCAAGACCTCTGTTTTCGTCCACAACGGGTACGAAACGTCCATCTTCGTCAGATTCTAATGCTTCACGACCTTCGGGTCCAAAAGAACGCTCATGGTATAAATACTTCCGAGCGTAACGTTTACGATGGTTTACCATCTGTGAACGTGTTTTGTTTAATTCTTCTTGCAAAGACTCTATTTGTGACAAATCCCCAATCGGATAAAACGTATCCGGCACATCATAGTTGCGTAACATTACGTAAGGATGCCCAAACGAATAAGGCATAGGTGTTGGATCTAATAAGAAATCGCTACCTGTTTGACTAAGCACAGACATAGTGCCATCTTCAATGTTGTAATATTCAAAAATACTTACACGTTCAACAAGATCCGAATACTGTTCACGTTCTGTGTCATTATTCCAACGGTAACGCACACCAGAATCTGCTTCTAAACTTTGACGAACACTACGTCTAAATCTTTTATCTTTTTTAACTTCATGCAAAGGACGAACAATTCTTTGCACAATCCATTTAGCGTCCTCTAAACAAGTTGCTTCAGGATCAACCAACATATCAAAAGGACTTATCCTTTCGACAAAAGCCTGATCTTCAACTATTTCCATTCTGGAACTAGGAACACTAGCGGCTATATCTTCATCAGAAGGCAAGTCACCAGCCATATCAGGATTCATGTAAGCGAAATCTTGAACTTCTTCAGCAGCAGAAACAATCTGTTCGTCGCGTTCCATAGGACTTAAAGGGCGTTCTTGTTCAACAAAACGCCAACCTACTTTTACCCAAGCGTGACCAAGAATAAGAAAATCTTTAACAGCACGCCGGAAAGGTTTCCTGTAATCGTGATGCCTCCACAAATAATTAATGATTGCTTCGTTAAACACGGCACGATCTTCGTCGCCTTCTTTGTTCGCTGTAACCGTTATTTTCGGATGGTTAACAGCAACAGAAGGAGCGATAACGTTAATAGTGCTAAAAGCAAGGTTTACAGAAATACGATCATGGCTAACATTGCCTGAATATCCTGCACCTAAAGTATCGCCACCATAAGTTTTACCACGATACAAGTCGATCATTCTGCGCCATAAAGCATCGTAACCTTCTTCAACACGCCAACGGTGTGTCATCTCGATACGATCTTGTATCTTAGAAAACTGATCTGCTTTAGTTTCTCTTGCCATTAACTAGGCGCTCTTTCTACTTGAATACCAGCCGCTTGTGCTTCAGCAATAACTTTCTTTTCGCGTTCACGCAAAGTTAAATGCTGCTCATCAGGAGGCAACATTGATCGTTCAGTTGCTCCAGTGATAACCTTCACCCCTAAAAGTTTTTGCCTCCACTCCCACAATTCTTCAAGTTCAAGATCAGTTTTAGAACCCTTATGGGTTTCAACGTACTCTGCGAACTCTTTGAAAGAAGCGTTAGGAGGTAAAACAGCCACTACCGAGGGGCTGGTTGATGTGCAGGCTCTACTTTTCCTGTATGCCCATGCTGGTTAAAAGGTGTTTCGCGTGCAGTTTGCTCATTGCTTGTCTGCCTTGAACCGCCCTCATCGCTTCTTAAAGTAGCGCTTTGCGAACCAGTTTCGGTAGGAGGACCAAACTCAAGAACATTAGTGTTCAAGTTAGGTTGCGCTCCCATACCAGAAGCATTGTATTGTCTGTTACTCATAAAGGACTCTCCATTCAATAGTTATGTCCTAAACAAATGCTCAAGGTGTCCCACGAACATTGTTCAAACCAATGGTATCAGTAACCGGAACGTTACTAGGTATTTGCCTAAGCCACCAATCAAACGTCCACGTATCATCAACTTCTTGTACATACTCAGGAATAAACGCATATTTGCGCATCTGATTAGCCAACGCTAAAGCCATAACACGGTCATCATGCGGGCTACCAGACATAGTGCCCCTATCGTTACGAGTGAAAGTTCTCAACTCCTGCAACGTAAACTCGTCATGCAACACTAATTCTTCGTTTTTTAACGCCATACCAAGATCATCAATCATTAAAGGTTTAGATGTACGCGTAGTTCTCCACCCAAACTCCTGAGACATCTTATTAGTCTCATTATTCAAAGAACGCCTACGAAAAAGATTAGGATACCCCAACTGTCTCAACTGAGTAATCGTAGTCAACCCGTGGTTATTAGACTCAACGCAACACAAAGCGTTCCCATACCAAATACCAATGTTATGAACCTCATATGCCAACTCGTCAGGAGGTATACGCCCATGCCAAACCGCTACCTGCTCACCATTCTTAGCGTCAATAACCTGAACACAAGAATAATCGCCATGACCTAAACCCTCAGCAGTATCAACCCCCAACGTATACCCACTCCAACGCTCAGGAGGAGTCCAAACAGTTAAACTCATTTTCTAAACTCTAAAACTCTTGGTTGAAGTTCGTGTAAATAACCTGTTTCACCGCGTCTAATATACTTAGACATACCATCCAAAACGTCAAGATCAAAGACAGGGTTACCAGAGCGAACAAATGCTTCTTCGGGACTGGTCGGGTACTCCTGTGCAAGTTGCCACGGCAACATAGACTGTTTTTTTGATTCATACCAAGACTCATCCCTATCCTCTGAAGCAGACCACGGAAAAAACATAGCATCAAAACGGTTATTCCCAGTTACAGCACCAGTCCAAAGATGATGAAAGAAATTCCCAGACCCATTAGCAGTAGACAACCCGATAATCCGACCACCAACATCAGCCACTGGCTCGATAGAAGCCCATGCTTCCTCAGGGTTAGGAAGGAACGCCCATTCGTCAACCACAACCAGCGAAGCCGACTCACCACGAGCAGGATCGGATGCTGAAGGCATCGAAGTAACCTGTGAACCATTAGAAAACACCATCCTTTGCTGATGCTCAACCTGCTGAGTAGGACCACGTTCCAACATCCAATCAGGCAAATGCTTAAACCCGTACTTAGTTTTACGTAACAACAAAACCGCTTCACGTTCTGTACGCGACAAATCAATAATATTCTGATCTTCCTTAAAGAAAGCCAACCAAAACTGGTGAGCCGCTATAAGAGTCGTCCAACCAATCTGACGAGCCTTTAAGGTAAGACTGTAACGGTTGTCACCCCATCTTTGTAAGGCTTGCTCTTGTGCGTCCCGTAAACCAAAAAGGATACGACCATGAGCAGGATGAGCGATATGCCAATACTTACGTAAGAAATACGACTCATTTTTCTGGCACTTTCTCCACTCTGCTTCCTGCTTTAACTCTGATACACGTGCCATAAATTATCCGGGATGACTGTTAATAAACTGCTCATACTTTTCTGGTGAATCCAACACTATCGTAGTGTAAGAATACTTAGCGCTATCATCACCCTTCCCAAGAGTAACAGTAATCGCCCCTATCAAAGTACCAACAGCCACCAACAAACCCGTAATAGCCGTAATGATCTTAACTGCGCTCATTAACCCGCCTCTACAAAAATGCACTCACCCGGACATTCCTCAGCAGCCTCAATAACAGCCTCCGCTAAATCGTCAGGAACGTTTACAGAATCCCCCATCTTATGAGTAGGTTCTTTAGGAGTTTCAGACCCCGCTTCTTTAACATAAAAAAGCCCATCATCATGTCCGTGAAAAATGCTTGGACAAATTTCCTCACACAACCCATCTCCCGTACATAAATCTTGGTCAATCCATACCTTCATCTAACCAAACCACTCTCGTAACATCCGCGCTAATACCCCAACCACTAATGTTGTAGACAATATAAGGCACACCATTATCGCCGCTGCAAGATAATCGTCTATCCTGCTCTTTCTTAACCGCACGCCTCGCACTCCTCTGGAGTTTCCAATCCACAAGCCAATTCTTCATCATCATCCAAACCATCGAGAACTTCCCAAGCCTCAACAGAAAAACCACCCACGCTCACTTACGTTTTTTGGAATTAGTAACTTTCTTACCTGTGCGCTTAGAAGCAGCCTTAGCCGCAGCGCGCCCCTTAGTAGTATACGAATAATGTTTTTTACCAACTTTAGGCATCTTTAACCATCCTTAAATTAATCACCTCAGCCTCTAAAGCCTCAGCAAGTTCCTCATCTGAATAGCCTTCAATGTCCCGCTCATCATCCACAACAACTTTCCGCTTAGGAGTGAACTTGTCAATATACTGCAAATACAAAGAAGCAGCCTTCACATCGCCATCGGAAGCCCTCTGCCAGAGCGAATCGATAACGCTCTGCACCCTTTCAGGGTTGATGTTCAGTTCTGCTGCACGTTTATCCCATTCTTTAATAAAACGTGCGTCACGTTTTATGCGTCGAATCGAATCCTCGTGGATCTTATTGTCCGCAGCCCAGTCTCTTTGCGTCCGCGGTTCACGTTCGTTTCCTTGTAGGAGCCATTCCAGAAGTTTCTGCCAATTCTTTGGCATAACCGACTGTCCTGTCTCCTCGTCCCACTTCCAACCTTTTCCTCCACCGTTCTGTGGCATTTATTCATCCTTTGATTCCCAATTATTAATAATAGTAGACAACAAATCGCTTGCCTCTTGAGGGTCGGCAAAGATGTCTAGCATTCGCCCATCCTGTATAACAGCCCATCTACGCGAGTATAAACCCGCTCCTAGAGGTACTGTCCTCTTTTCTATTACGACTGAAGTTTTCATATGTCATCTATTGTATGCGATAAGTGTCCCAATCGGGCATCTATAAAAAGAATAGCACCATCTCGAATACATATCAAAAACTTTGTAAAAGATCGGGACAAACTAACTATACTGTAGTACTAGTACTAAGTATCATCCTCAGCCCCCTAGGCAGAGGATGGTACTAGAATCCCTACTAAATCTTTTCGGCGCATACAGGCACCAAGTACCAGAATTATATAACCGCAGGGGAGTCTATGGGTATCTATACATATACTTAGAATCGTAGGGTACCCCCCGCAGGGGGGTGGGGTGCGGTGGTTCGGCGTGCGCGCGCGCTAGAGGTTCGTACTTCGTACGAAAAGCGCTAGAACTAGACGAAAATTGCCTCGCACACGCACGTGTACGTACGCATAATGCACGGGCAAGCGAACACGCGTGAGACTCTGGCAACCCTACGTAGTAGATGGTGGCTGGCTGGCTGGCTACTTCTCCTCTGAGTTATTTCCTCTGAACGTAGTGAAGAGGTAAATAACCTCAGAAGGAGAAAAGAATGAAAATTGAAATTACCGCTGAAGAATTGGAAATGCTGAAAGCAGTTGCTGCTAGGAATGAATGTTCCATTCAAGCAATAGCAAAAACGCCTACAACTCCGAAGGAGTCAGAGCGTCCTGTCGTCAAGATGACGAAGGCTGACCGTAAGGTCAAGAATCAGAAGTTGATGCGTAGCATCAATGGTAAGTTGGCTGCTGCTACTAAGGCGACTGATAAGGCTAAAGCCTTAGTGTTTCTGAAGGATGCGCAGTCTTT